GTGTCACATCGAATTGTCGTGCTCCACTAGAATTGAAGTCAACCTGTCCTACAGCAAACGAAGCTACAGGGTAAGTAACATATTTCTTCTCGGCGTTTACCATGCTAACCACCCTCGCAACATCCTTAACCATCCTACCATACCTAGCACCACCAGACTTGCTAGTATACCGCTTTTTAACCGCTGTACCCGCTCGACGGACGAGTCCTTTTCTAGCCCTACGGACAAACTTACCCCTGTACCCCCCATACGCCATACTATATATAGAGATTATTCTTTAAGCCCTTTTTCCTTAAGTATTTGGAATTCTTTAACTTCTGATAACCGGCCAAGTAACTGTTCATGAGGTTCATTTGGAAAGAAGCACTCCATAAATGCTCTTGGTTCGTAAATTGTTGTTATGATAATATTCTTAGCCAGAAATTGCCGTGTAGAGCCTTTACACTCTACCTGATGAGCATACCTATCAAGTCTGTTCATAAATGCGCCAAAACCGCCACAATTAACTACATATTCTCGTCTCAAGTCGTCAATAATCACGTTCTCATGGGCATCATACCCTTCGAACCACTTACCGTGTATGGATACATAGGGGTCGTGTAAGACCTCGTGAGCTAATCTGGTCTTGCCAGAACGAGGTTCCCCCCAGTACCATTTAACATCAGGAAGCCAGTCCCGTTTACGTTCCTTATACTTCAAATAGCACTCCGCAAAGCGTATTGATTGGAATGAGGTCGCCTCCTCAATTAACGTCGCCATTTTATTTTGTCCTCCCCGAATTTTTTCCTTCATAATAGCTATATCGCTACGCTTACCTTGTACAGGCATCACGCCAAACTCACGAGCCTCAGGATTAACCGGCTTATGCTTTTCATCCTTACTATACGGTCCAAATATATAGACACGATTCTGCTCAGCAGTCCCACTTGAAGCTTTAAGTCTAGCCCTTGGGATATACTTCGAAACTCGCTTTCTCGATTTCTCATCCCTAAAGTAGACATAGCCTTGTATATGAGGTGTACCTTGCTCACCCACTTCCGGAGCATCACAAGCATACACACAAGATTGATACATCTCATTCACCTGATCCCAGTCGAGCTGAGTGTAGTTATTGATCGTAAAGCACCAACCACGAGAGTCAAGCCTTCCTTCGTCTGCCATACGTACCCATGCCCCACCCAAACGGGCAGGGCGAAAAATTCCACAGAAGTAAATTCCACAGAAGTCGGGGGTAATAATGAACCCCGACTTAACCCTACCTACCCTACTCTAACCCTACCTGTTCTAACTACCCTAGTGAATTTGTACCTAAAGGTAAAATCCCCTTTATACCACCCCCCCTTGGGGGGTGAGGGGGTTGGTAAAAAGTTTATTTTGCGTTTCAGGAGACCATTGTAGATCTTAGTTATCATAATACCAGTGCTTGTAACCCATCTTTACATTAACACCCGTGCTTACCGCAGTAAGAGGAATATCCTTTGTTGAAGCGTTAGACGCATTCTTGTTACCAAGATCAGTGCGAAAGACCATGAAAATTTGCCCATTACCAATGTCAGCTGAACTGCCACTTGTGCCAGCGTATCGAACGTGATGTCCCTTACCCTTATTCCATTTAATTGGCATTGTGAATGTGGTAGCTTGAATATCGCCTCCGGCAACTTGATCACCCGCAATCCTTACAGTACGGGAAGCTATAAGTCTATAGTCTTGAAAATGGTCTGGTACTCGTGTACTAGTCATATCTATGACACCAGAGAATACTGATGCCTCATACAAGTCTGTAATGGGGGCTGTGGTAGCGCCGGATGCTATCGCACCTAGAGGTACTCCTTTGACTAACCAAAGCTCGACCCTAAATTTTAAAGGCGTAGTAACAGTTGAACTCTGCTGTTGTACTTGGAACTGAAAGAAGCTTGAACAGATCTTAATGCTATTACCATTACGGCTACTTGCGTCTACGCCTTGAGTCATAAGTGGTGTCACATCGAATTGTCGTGCTCCACTAGAATTGAAGTCAACCTGTCCTACAGCAAACGAAGCTACAGGGTAAGTAACATATTTCTTCTCGGCGTTTAC